ACCGCAACGCTCACAGATTAAGAGGCACTGCTTCGTATGTTGGTCGTATGATTGAAAAGGATATTCCAGAACGCCAATGCTTATCAATCAAGACCAGCATCAAGGAGCAGTACAGCGTTAAGTTGAAGCCGATACCGCCTTATGTTGCCGAGATTGTGAATAACAACTTATCTGGCAAGGTGGCGTATCTGTCGGGCGTGCCGGGTAAAGGGGCAATCGAAGTACAACCGAATGGCGGTGCGGAAAAAGCAAACGACATCAGCAATATGTGGGTAGTTGATTTAACGCTGAACGGGTGCGAATGTTTGGATTATCACCAATGTTAATTATCTTTGTGCCGTTGTCATTTATTAAGGTTTAAGTGGGATGCAGGAGGGGTGATGTCCTCCTGCATTTTTTTTATTTATGAACAATTCAGAATTAAGACGCTCAGTCCAAGAAGCACTCGTTCAAGTCGAAAAAACCTTGCTCAAAAAGAATGAGGAATACGCAACCGATAACGATGTGTTCAGGAATTTCCGTACCGGCATATCACTCCAATCCAAACCGCAGGCAGTCGCTTGGGAATACATGACCAAACACCTGCAATGGATTAAAGACGCCATCCAGACCGACCACAAGCCGACCCATGCCGAACTGGATGAGAAGTTTATTGATGCGATAAACTACCTGCTTATCATTCGGGCGATGTATCAGGATAGGTCGTAATTTTTTTATTTGCAAATTTATTTTTATCTTTGTACAACCTCTCCCAGAGGGTAGGCAGTTTGCCATATTTCGGGAACATAAAAATCGTTCTCACTAAAAAACAATCAATATGCCATTAACTTGCACAGGATGCTCAGTAAGCGTCCCTACCCTCTCCGCTTCATGCGGTAAAAACAAGAAGCAAGGCGGTCTGCCATACCTTGCAATCGTAGCGTGTGACTACACCTTTACCAATCCAACCGACCCAGCAGAATGGGCAACTGCAATCACCAACAACAACGCTCGTGTTGTTAAAGGTCTGCTCGGCTCTTTGGCTGACCCATCCAACACAACCAAGCGTATTGGCTCATGCGACCCAGAAACTTTGTTAGGTCGGGTCTGGACGCTTAACTTCCAAGACTACAACTTCACCGAAACAGGCAGTCCGCTTGTATTTGAGAAAGAAGCGTTCTACAATGATATTCAAGCCGACCCAAGTAAGTACTATTTATACTTTGGTTCTTGCGATGGCAGAATGTGGTTAGTTTCCGACTTCACATTAATGATGAATGTAATCGTTCCCGATAACAACCAAGATGCAAGATACATGAATGTTCAAGTCATGTATCAAGGATTGACAATGGGAACTCAATATGTTTTCGATTTAGGTACAGTCTAATTCACCCCGTAACAGATGGCATACGAGCCTATTGATACGGGTTTCGGGTTCTATTTTGACCCCGAAGAACGACCTGATGCGTACCTGCGTTGGGCAGAGCAGTATTACTCGATGATTGTCCATACACAAGGACACAATCCGGGTAAACTGCTCTACCTACAACGCCCGAACGAAGCCGATGATATCTACCGTTACCGTCTGGCTAATTTCGAGGCAATTACAAAGGGGGCAATAAGTCGGGCAAAAAACGAGGTGTTCAGTCCTATCGGGTCTGCCAAGTTCTCATACAAGATGGACGAGGACACCGAGGAATACATTGAACGCCCTGTTTTCGGCATGTCCGAGGGTTACGGTACTGGATATGACTATTGGCAGTACATATTCAAGATTGCCTGCGAGCGAATCATTGACGACCCGAACGGCTACCTGACTTGGATGCCATTTGGCGAGGGACTGACCGACCCGACACAAAAGGTTGAGTTATATCCATATCAGATTTATTCGGTCTGCATAACCCGACTGACAAAGGACAGAATCACCTTTTACAAACCTGAGGAACGCTTTTATCTCAATTCAGGCACAACCGGTCGAATCTTCTACACGATAGACAGAGAGGCTTATTATCGCCACTACGAAATTGAACTGCCTGATGATAAGACTACATTCGGCACGGACTTAATTTATCGTCACAACTTGGGCGAAATTCCTATCGTGTTAAATGGCGGATTTCGTAAGTCGGCAATCGGTCAATTCGACTACAAGACACGCAAAGCCGTATGGGGCGAATCAACTTATATGGGTTGGTCACCTTACTCGTTTACAAGCGGGTCGGCATTGTTGCAGAATACCTATCTGCCTCAATTTATCGACTATCTCGAATCGTTCTTTGTCGGGTTCGTTGGATATGCAAACGAAGCACTAAAGACCTTTGACGATTGGAAAGGTGCGAGGGTAATGACTTCCAACCCGATTCGAGTTGAGAAGCAGATGCCTTGTACTGCCGAGGGGTGCAATAATGGTTATGTCTGGGGGCATGATAGCGAGGGGAATGACTCAAGACGAGCATGTAATACCTGCAACGGTTCAGGCGTAATGGTTCGCAGTCCGTATGGCATTTATCAGGTCAAAGTACCCGATAGCACAACGCTCGAAAACCAGACGCTTGTAGATGACCCCGTGTCGTATGTATCGCCTCCCGTGGATGGCTTGGAGTACATGCAGAAAGCGTGGGAGACGCTGATACACAAAGCCGAGTTGGAATTGTATCAACTATTCACCGACTCGGCTCAATCTGGTGAGGCTAAGAAGGTAGACAGAGAGGGCAAGTATGCAATGATTATGGCTATGTCAAATCACATCTTTGACCATATCATCTACAACCACCTGAACTTCCTGATTCGGTTAAGAAACATCGTTGACCCAATGCCACCGATAATCGTCAAGCCGACATCGTTTGCAATTCGTGACGAGGGAATGATTATCGAGGAGTTGAAGCAGTTAAACGAAGCCGATGCACCGATACCAGTCAAAGTTAAAGCACAGAAAGACCTGATGAAAAAACGCTTCTCGGGCAAAGCCGAGGCGAGTGAAGTCATTGAGTTGATGGTGCAGTTTGACCCGTTATATGGGCAATCTATGGAAGACATTGAGCGTATGCAACGAATGGGTGCGATTGATACAAGGTCGGTTCAAAAGCATGCGTATTGTTACCATGTTTTGGAAAGGGTTATGGAGAAAGTGGACGAGGTTGAATACGACATGGAAGAGCCAGAGATTCTCGTATTGATGGAGACCGAGTTCAATACTATCGTTCCTCCACCTGCCACGCAGATTCAGATTCCAGTATTTGAATAATGGCGAAGCGTTCACCCGAAGATGAAATCGACCTGCTCATTGATAACTTGGTTGATAATGCCCGTAAAGGGGCAGACGATGCCACTCAGCGCATCATTAAGTTATTGGACAAGTACTTGGACGGCTTCCAACTATCTGACGGAAGTTTCGTACTATCAGAACAGAACAGCCGACTTCTCACTGGTCTGGACAGCGAGATTGCCAAAGCAATCAACGCAAGTACCTACCCATCCAGCGTGTCCGAAATCGTCCGAAGCCTGCCCGAAATTGAACGATTGAGCGAGATGGTACTGCGTCAATACAATACCAACTTTGCATTTGATTTCGACCGCTTGGGCGTATCTCAATTACGCCTGATGCAGACCGAAACAATCGTTCAGAACATGACCGGCACGGGTTTGACTGCCGAGATACGCCAACCGATTCGTGACGCTATTAATCGAAATGTGTTTGCAGGTGCGAAAGTAACCGATACCAAAGCAAGACTGCGTGATTTCTTATTAGCCTCCGAATCGGATAAATTCAACCGCATGGCTCGTTATGCGAATGTCTGGGCTCAGGACGGTATTATGCAATATGACGGCATGATTTATGACCGATTCCGCACCGAGTACGCACCAAACAGCATCAGGTACATAGGCAGTCTTATTGGCGATAGTCGTCCGCAGTGCGTGAGATGGATAACGAAGTACAATGGTAAAATTCCAATGAGTAAGTTACAAAGTGAAATAAATTGGGCGTACAATTCAGGTTCAGGAATGAACCTTGCCACGACCAAAGAAACATTCTGCACATATCGTGGTGGCTACAACTGCCGACACAAAGCAATTCCCGTATTTGAAAGTGAGGGCGAAGACAATGGGTGACAATCACGGGCAATCGGAATCAATCGGGGGAATTGTATCCTCCATATTGGGGTATATTATGGCACATTTTTTTTCTGTTGATGCTATTTTTTTTAAGGTAGTTATTGCACCTGCAATCGGTGCGACTATCGGTTTTTTCGTAGTAAGATTTTGGAAAAAACTTTTCGACAAAAATGAAAAATCAAATCAAACAAATGAATAAACACGACTGGATTATTATCCTCTTCTCGATGCTGATTGCTACGGCAACAGCCAACGCTCAGGACACGGTGTATATCGCCAATTCTGGAAGTAATGTAACTATCACCTACAAAGGCTCGGTCAAGTCCGTACCTCGTAGTTTGATTAGTGCCAATAAGATTGTCAGTCCTATTCTGCCGACACAAGTATCAATCTTTAACGGGGCGTCACAAGTTGATTCTTGGACATTTAACTTCTATCGATTTAAGGTAAACGCAACTGCCATAACCAATGTCGATAGTTTTGTCCCTGCTATAAACAACCTGAACACTGCTATGGTTGTATCGTACAAATTGCTCAGAGATATTCAAATCGTTTCGGCTTTACCTGCTAATCCTGACCCAACCGTTACATACTTAGTCGGGGCGCAGACGACCATAAGCATAACAGGGTTAAACGGCAACACAGATGGGTATTATCGCATTCAAGGCACAACGATTAACGCAGGTAGTGCCGATACGCACACAATGCGGTTCAATACAATCAATACCAATGTGTATGATAGCCGTTATTCGTATGTAGGTGCTGCATCAAGCACGGGGTCGAACTTGCAAACTCATATCTTTATTGCACCAAATAACGGGGCGAATTCGCTGACTATGTTTGACATAAACATCGACCCAACAACTGGCAAGAATCGCACCGTTCAGGGCGTGGCGAATGTGTTTGGTGCGAATCAAATCACCGCACCATTATACCCGACCTTTGGCGGTTTATGGCGTGACAATTCAACTAACATCACAAGCATTCAACTTGGTTATGCTTCA